CATAGACTTGCAGAAAAAGAACCTATTACTGGGAAATACGGATGGGACTTTTTCAAGCAGCCAGGTGGAGTTACCGAGGTTCCTATTGACAAACTTCCAGACAATCCAGAAGCAAACGATTGTATATTTGCCTCAGGGCGATGGTGGACAATAAATAAAGCAGCTGAAAATATAAAAAATCTTCCTCCGGGGTATTACCAACAAATGCTTGGCGGAAAAAATTTAGATTGGATTCGTTGCTATGCTGAAGGTAAGTATACTTATGTGCAAGAAGGAAGACCTGTCTGGCCTGAATACGATGACAACTTAATGAGTTCTGCTGAAGTAGAATACGATCCATCTTTACCAATACATATAGGGCTAGATTTTGGTTTAACGCCAGCAGCCGCTATTGGTCAAAAGTTATCTAATGGTCGCTGGGTAGTCTTACATGAAATTGTAACTGAAGACATGGGGCTTGAAAGATTTGGACAGCAATTGTTAGGCGAGATAAATGCTAAGTATCCTAAGTCACATGTTTTGGTGTGGGGTGATCCTGCGGGTATGCAAAGAGATGCTATCTATGAAGTAACAGCATTTGACTATTTAAGAACATTAGGACTTCGAGCGCAACCAACTGCATCTAATAACTTTAAAGTTAGAAGGGAAGGCGCAGCAGCGCCAATGCAAAGATTAATTGTAGGAAAGCCAGGATTAATTATTCATACAAGCTGCAAACGATTAAGAAAATCATTAGCAGGCGGATACCATTTTAAACGAGTTGCTGTAGGCGCTGGACATGAAAGATTTAAAGACAGTCCTAATAAAAATGAACACTCACATATTGGTGATGCCTTTGGATATTTAATGCTAGGAGGGGGTGAACATAAGCGTATGACTAAAAATCATCTAGCAGCAAGTTCAATTATAGCCCAAACATTAGCAAAAAGTGACTTTGATGTTTTTGATTGAGCAAAAAGATTTAGATAAGTATATGCCTAAAGTTAAGGGGGTTAGTTATGAAAATTATCATCCTGACCATATTGAACTATTTAAAGGGCTAGACATTCATGGGGTTTCATTACTATCGCAACAAAATAGAAAACAAGGTGTTAATTACCAGTCTACTACTGGCCCGACTATTACTGCGCTACATAATAATAATCCTATCGCTATTTTTGGTTGTTGTATACTTTGGTCTGGGGTTGGTGAAGCGTGGGCTGTATTCGATGAGAAAGCTAGACGATATCCAATAGCTATGACTAAAGGCGCTTTTACATTCTTTGATATCGTAGAGATATTATTTTCTTTACATAGATTACAAATTACAGTAGTATCTGAAGATAAACGTGCTGTAGCTTGGGCTAAATATTTAGGTTTCATTTCTGAAGGTTTAATGAAGCAACACAGTGCTGACAAAAAAGATACTTTTATGATGAGGAGAATTATAGATGGGCGGCATTCTTAGTGGACCAAAAGCACCAGACAATACAGCAGCACTTGCTGAAATAGAAAGAAATAGAAAAGAAACTGAGCGAGTAACAAAAGAAGCACAAGATGACAGAAGAACTTTAAGTGAGCAAAAAATGGCTAAGAAAAGAGCTTCTCGTTATGGCGGAAAACGTTCTTTACTTTCAGACAGCAGGCTACTTGCAGAAACAGGCATTGATGATGAAGAAGATACTTTAGGAAGCGCTTAACATGGCGGCATTAGATTTTGGTATGGCAAAAGCAAGAGGTTTAGTTGCTCCAGGGAAACAGCTTCAAGAAGAATTAAGAAAACTATCTGGAGACATGTTTAAGTCAGAAGAGTGGTGGAATCAACAGTTAGATCGACAAATTAAAGACGGTGTGACTGAGAAAAAAACTAGAACAGAAACTACTTACCCGCAAGGATTTAATATGTACGGGCAGCCAAACACTTATCAAGCAAGTCAATTTGGGTCAATGATAAGTAAAAATTCTGCTGGTTATATAAATCCGGCTTCTTTTGACCCAGTAACTAAAACAACAAATTATACTGAACAAAGAGGTTTAACTAATGCTGAATTAAAAGATATTTCAAAATCTAGCAAACAAGCATCAACTCGTGCAAAATCAATTGCAGCAGCAGAAAAAAAATCTAAAGGGAAAACTACTAAAGGAGTTTCTGGTGGTTTGATTGCAACAGCAATTCAAGACAGAAGAAAGCTTGGAGTAACAGGGTTAGGACTTGGTAATGAAATGTTAGGCCAAATTGGTTTAGGCGTTAACAAAGGTAAATTAGGTTAATGGCAACTAACGAACAAGAATTTTTAGCACACATAAAAAAAAGAGAAGGTACTGAGTTTAATGTAAAAAATGAACATATTTCTTATGAAGACAAAATAAAGCCACAAGGTTATTTGACAGGAGGTTATGGCCATCTACTTAGCAAAGACGAAATAACAGCATATCCTCGTGGAACACCAATTCCCATAGAAGTTGTTGATGAATGGCTTGTAAACGACACAAGAAAAGCAATAGCTGCGGCTAGGCAGCAAGGATCAGAAATGAAACATACGCCAACAGAATCATTTATATATGCTTTAGCTAGTGTTAACTTTCAATTAGGAACAGAGTGGCGTACAAAAAATGCAGATGGAAGTTTAGGTGGATTTAAAGGAGCATGGGCAGCTTTAAAGTCAGGAAATTATGACAGCACTATTGCTAATATTAATTTTAATAATCCAGGAAGAATGGAAAATCCATACATGCCAGCCTTCATGAGCGCATCTACTGGCTGGAAAATTCAAACTAAGAATAGAGTGGCTGATTTTGAACTTGCAATTAGAAAATTTAAGGGTGAAGTTAATGGAATAAAGTATGTTGAAGAAAGTGCTTTTAGTTTAACCCAGTTAGAAAAAAACGCAAAAAAAGGTTATGGAAAATTAAAATCTATGGTTAAAGAATACAGTCAATATGGAAAATGATTTAGACACAGCTTTATCTTATGCTCAAATAACAGAGATGGTGCAGAGGTATGTCAAAATAGAAGGCGGTGGCGGCAAGAATAAACAAGGAACTTCTTTTGCTGGAGGCCGGGCAGAAATAACAGTCCCTATTACTGATCGACTAGATTTTACTGTAAACGCAGCAGGGTATTATGCTGATGGAGATTGGGGCCATGCTAAAGCAGTTACAAATAAAGGAATAGGTCTTACATATAAATTTTAAGGGAAAATTATGGTAGCAATGATGAGGTTAACGGCAAAAGATGTAATAAGCAGACACGAAAAAGCGCTTACAAAAAAAGAAAACTTTAGATCTTTATATGAAGAAGCGTATGAGTTTGCTTTGCCACAACGAAATTTATATGATGGTTATTATGACGGAGGAGTTTCAGGGCAAAAAAAAATGAATCGAGTCTTTGACTCAACTGCTATTGCTTCTACTCAACGATTTGCTAATAGAATGCAATCAGGAATATTTCCTCCACAAAGAAAGTGGTGTCGACTTGAACCAGGGTCTGATATTCCTTCAGATCGCAAACAAGAAGCACAAGCTGCTCTTGATGTTTATTCAGACAGAATGTTTGATACATTAAAACAATCAAACTTTGATGTGGCTATTGGTGAGTTTTTATTAGACCTATCTGTTGGAACAGCAGTTATGATGGTTCAGCCAGGAGATGAAACAAACCCTATTAACTTTGTACCAGTTCCACAATACTTAGTTGCATTTGAAGAGGGTGCAGACGGACAAGTTGATAATGTTTATAGGCGTATGCGTATTAAAGGCGAAGTGTTAAAAAGACAATGGCCTGATATAAAAATTCCACAAGAAATGCAAAGAAAAATAGACGAAAAACCAACAGAAGAATTAGATTTAATTGAAGCTACAGTTCAAGATCAAAAGCGTGGAGACTATTGCTATCATGTCATAGACAAAGCTTCTAAAACAGAACTTGTTTATAGACGCATGGACACAAGCCCTTGGATTGTATCTAGGTACTCTAAAGTTGCAGGTGAAATATATGGTAGAGGCCCTTTAATAACAGCTATGCCAGATATAAAAACATTAAACAAAACATTAGAATTAGTTTTAAAAAATGCTTCTTTAGCTATTTCTGGAGTTTATACCGCAGCTGATGATGGCGTTCTTAATCCTAACACAGTACAAATTATGCCAGGCGCTATTATTCCTGTAGCTCGTAACGGTGGTCCTCAAGGGGAATCATTAAGGCCGCTACCAAGATCTGGAGATTTTAATGTATCTCAAATTATTATGGACGATCTAAGAAAGAATATTAAAAGAATCTTGCTTGACGAAAGCTTGCCACCTGATAATATGTCTGCAAGGTCTGCAACAGAAGTTGTTGAAAGAATGAAAGAGTTGTCACAAAACTTAGGTTCAGCTTTTGGTAGATTGATTAATGAAACAATGATTCCTTTAGTACAAAAGATTTTAGCAGTAATGGATTCAAAAGGATTAATTAATTTACCTTTAAAAGTAAATGGATTAGAAATTAAAATTGCAGCAGCAGCTCCATTAGCACAAGCACAGGCTATGGAAGAAGTTGAGAAGGTACTGCAATATGCTCAGATTGCACAAGGAGCTGGACCAGAAGCTATGTCAACTTTAAAAGTTACTAAGATGATGGACTTTATTGCAGAGCAATTAGGCGTACCACAAGTTATTTTAACAACTGAATTGGAAAGATTAATGGCGCAACAGCAAGCAATGGAAATGGCACAACAAGTAGCTCAAGAAGCTCCTGAGGCTGTTCCAGCAATGGCTGAAGCTGCTATGAATCAAGCCCAACAAGGATAATTATGGCTGGATGGGAAGATCTAGAACAACAACTGCCACTTGATATAGCAGATGTAAATCAAAAGAAAGATGATACAGACAGATTAGTGTTGAGAGTTTTTAAAGGGAAAGACGGCACAGAGTT